GAGAGCCACCGTTTTCACGGAGTTCTCTTAGGAGTTTGTTCAAAAGAGTCAATGTAAATGGTCTTGAATCTCCACTTGCATATCCGTCACCAAACTCAATAGTTGCATCTAGGAAAGAAGCATCATCACGGTTTGTTCCGTAAATGTGGTATGCTTCGCTGATGTCATTAGTGATTGATGAAACAGGGAAGTTGTCTGTGTCCATTTGGTCTAATTCACCATTTGAAGAAATAACCTTGTAAAGTGAAGTGTAGTTTCTTTCAATGTTTGCCGCCGCATTAGTCTTATCTGCTTGTAGGTATGCCTCCAAAGGAGAAACAAGCATTAGGTTCTGTGCTTCGGCGTGGTGCTTACCCATATCTTCACGCATTTGCGCTCTAATGTCACCGATTCCATCATCAATCTGTGCCATTTCCATAGCCAACTCGCTAAAGTCAAACTGATGAGCAATTGTCTTAGGAGACATACTCAATAGAGAGTATTCCGGTGCAATTGCAATTAGTCCATCTCCACTTGTAGAAAGTGAAGCATTCTCCGGTACACCACCAATATGGTCTAGTCTAGGAGCATCTGTTCCAGCCAAATCAGTACCTGTTTGTGAGAAAGCGTGAGAGTTACCGGTTCCACCAGCAGGTCTTTTTGACAATACTCTCCAACCACTTGAAACATATGGCCTCTTTGCCATAACTGATAGAGCATTTACTTCACGGTTTAGCATAGACCAAACCTTTTGTCCATAAAGAACATTGTAAAGATTACCAGCAATACCGCTAGTTGGTTGTGTTTGTGTTGCCGCATCGTGTCCTGCGTGAATACCGGTAACTGCGCCAGCAGTCTTTAGAAGCATGTTACTGCTTCCACCGAGACTAAATCCGTATGTTTGTGCTTCCAAATCTGCAATAGTGTTAATGTAACCTGCCATCTTAAATTCCTCCTACCATCTTGTGAATGTCGTTCCAGTCCATTTCTGCAACTTCATCCAGTGAAGGGAGTTTGATTTGAGACTCTTCTTGAGCCTTTAGGATAGTTTCTCTCTCAGTAGTTAGAGACTTCCTTAGTTGTGTAAATTCTTCCTTTAGGGAAGCAATTTCTGTTTGTGCATCGTACTCTGCCTTTGCCAACAAGTCTTCTCTTGTAGCAACTTCTGCGTTAAAGCGGTTTTCAAACTGCTTCTGCAAGTTGTCGTATGCCAACTTTTCTAGTTGTTCTTGACGGAATGCCTCATAAGCCTTCTCGATATTTCCTACTGAAAGGTCTAGTGTACTAAACTCGTTAGAGTCAAATGCCTTTACAACTGGCATATCAGTAGCCTTTGGCTTTCCGTTCTCAATTATCACACGGTCTGCTGGCTCTCCGATTTCAACACCTGCACCATCTAATGTAGATACTACGGCTTTCATTTCGTTATCCATGTATTCCATGCTCTCTTCGTCTTCCTTATCCATGTCTGCCATCTTATCATCCATGTCTTCTTTTTCATACATTTCTTTTTCTTCGACCATTTGCATAGCCTCCTTTTCGTCTTCGTCTTCCTTTCTCAAAGAATTGACTTCCTCTAATAGAGTGTCTAGTTCCTCAAGTGCTTTTTCTAGTTTTGTCATATCTTTCACCTTCTTTTCTTGTTTTAGAATATCAAATTTCGCTTCCGGATTTATCCCCTTTTCGCAGATTGTTACCTCATGTAATTCTAATTTACTAATTTCGTTGTATTGTCCTAATTCTTCATGGTTTTTCTTTACCTTTTGAATCGCTTGTCCTCCAATACTAAAACTTCTTAGTGACCCCTTTCTTATTCCTCGGTTGATTTCTTTTGCTTTTTCTATATCATCACGGAGTTTTATTACTACAAAGAAGCCCACATCATCTACTTCTGTTTTCCATAATCTCCCTGTTTTGTCTCTATATGATTCTACAACTTCTCCAACTTGTACATTTGAGTGATTTGTCATTACATTTCTGAATTTCGGGTTTTCCATATATTTTGTTACTGCTTCCTTTAATGCTTTGAGTGTGATTAAATCGTTTTGTTTGTCTACGATTTCTATGCTTGCATATCCTCCAATCATTAATTCGTCACTTTTCAGTATTTGGAAATCATTTACTT